CGACTTGTAACGTTTTATTACCCCAAATAACTGTACCTACATCAGAGAAAGTAGCGATAGGGTTAATCCTACCTTGGTATAATGTGTCTCTATCTTCTTGAGTTAATTTAACTCTAGCTTTTATTGAATTTACAAGACCTCTAGTATAGCCCGCAGATGCAAACCATGGGAAAGCAATGTTATCTGTTAATGCTAAATTTCTACAAACCTCACCTGTTGCAGGTAAATAAATTTGTGTATTATTTACAGTGTCTCTTGTTAAAATCCAAGGATAATAAGTTGCGGTATAGTTAGAGTCGATTCCTGTATTATCTAAATTATCAACCGCTTCTTGAGAATAAATTATATCTTGAGAATTTGTTGAATCCGGAGTATACATGTTGTAGTCAGGAGTTGTTGCAATATAAACAGAATCAGCTCTTTGGTATTGAATCATGTCAATAGCCTCTTCAACTAAGTTAGAGTTATTGATATAATCAATACTTGATGTTGCAAACACATTTATATTTGTTGCTTCAGGATTTGAAAAAGTTAGAATACCAAGTAAGTAAGCGTAGTAATCAGTATTTGCAAAATCTTGAGTGTTATTAGCAACTGTAATTCTTTTAAATAAACCGCTACCTGTTGCATTAGGGTATCTTGTAGAAGACGATGCTCCTGCTAAGAATCCTGATTGACCTAATTGGAATCTATCTTGATTTGTTCTAAACTCTCTATAGATGTCCCATCCGTCAAATCCTCCAGCAAAACATAAAGTATATTTTCTTGAGTAGATGAAGTAATATGGATTCTCTTGAGTATCAGGGTCTGTTCTAAATTCAGCCGTACCACATTCAAACGCTGTTTGACCACTAGTTAAGGAAGTATTGGTAATTGTAACCACAGTTGCACCTGAGTCCATGTGGAAACCTTTACTCACATAATTCCAAGAAGCCCCTTCAATCGGTTGAGGTGCAATAACCCACGATTGTGGATTTTGTTTACCTTTATAAGTTAAGAATGACTCATCAATACCATATTGTGTTGAAAAACCTAAATAAGTTCTTCTAACAATGTCTCCCGGAGATTCCACAAGATTTTGACCTCCTGTTGCAGCTCCAAACGGTGGATTAGCAATTGTTTCACCAGGGAAGAAATATTTTGTTTTAAATTTTGGAACCGGTGATGGGTTTAAAACTGTATCGTATTCTCTTTGAGTATACCCTTCAAATCCACAAGGAATTGAGTCAATTGGTGCCTCATCCGCCATTTCAATCATTACATATTTTGAAAGTAACGCATATTCTCCGTTAGTTGTACCAAGTTTCTTAGCAACAAAGTTGTTAGAGTTAGGGTCCATATTACAGTTAGTAAATTTTTCAATGACAACAGGGTTAGAATCCGTATCAAAGAAATTTCTTACTAATACATCAAATGTCATATTATTAAATGATAAATTAGCAATTGAAACTTTAACCTCTAAATTTGCTGCGTCTCCATCAGAAATTGAGACAAATTTAAATAATTTATAAACTTTATTACCTCTCAATTCTGAAACTAGATAAGGAGTACTTGGTGATTGATATTGGGCCAAATTATATGCTATTGATGTTGGGTCCTCACTTTTAGCACCGGGTAACGAAACTAACACAGGGTTAATACCTTTAATGTATCCTTGGTTATAGGCATATGCTAATGAACCCGGATAAATCTCTTCAACAAATAAAGGGACTTCATTTCTTGATTTTCCAAAGTTATCAACACCTAATACTTTAGTTATAAATTTAGAAGATGATGCGGATAAATTTGTTTCAAAAGTAAAATTATCACCATCTTTAGTTACACCTGATAATCCAAATGATGCGTATGGGTTTTGATTAATTTCAGCGTATTGGTCAGTAGATAGTAAATTAACATTTGTTAATCCACTTACTTCGTAAACTGGTCCGTGATTATCACTTGTTGAACTATTAACATATAACGAGATACCTCTTGAGCGAATTGTTGCAACAACCATGTTATTATATTCAGTATATGCGGTTCCGGTAAAACGATAGTAATCTCCCGATATAGTTCCTGAAAAACTACCAGTCGCTCCCGTAGTAATTGAATTAAATATATAGTCAAATGAATAACCTGAGTAAGAGTTTCCTGTATAATTATCAAAATTAGCGTAGTACCATGAATCATTTTGACCAGCAGTCAAATCATTATTTGACAAATCAAGAGAATCAACACCATATGAATTTACAATAGCACCATATTGGTTTAATAAATTATAATAATCACTTTCAGGTATTGAACCATAAGCAACGGCAGTTGTTGCAGACAATGTTGGGTCACCAACTAATGTTAATATAGTATTTGTTATATCGTCATCGTATGTTGATGTACTTCCATCAGAAAGTCTATATTGATTAAAGAAATCTGTTTGAACCGCAGATGGAAATGACCCACTAGTAAAACTAACGGTTCCTGTATCGGTTGAACCTGTAAAAGATACCGACCAAGAAGTGGAACCAATTGGGTTTTGATTAATAGTTGTTGGGTCAACATTTGCCGTAACTCTAATACTCCAAGATGGTCCTGCATCATATCCTGATAAACCTAAGATTCTTGTGAAAAACAATTGATTTGATTGTTGCAAGTAAGATTTAGCAATGTATGCCGCTTCATATTTAGGGATTTGTGTGTTAACAAATTTTGTTGGTTCCGTTCCTCCAAAAAAGGCTTGGAATTCGTCGTAGTTTGTTATGAATACCGGTTCGAAAGCAGGACCTTTTAAAGTCTCACCAACTAAACCTAAGGTAGTAACACCCACACTTTGTGCTACGAATGATAAGTCAGTTTCTGAAGTGTACACACCCGGTGAAACGAAAACTTTTTGATTTGCTTGTGCTGTTGCCATTATTTAATTATTCTATTGTAGATTTATTTTATAAATAAATATTCAACAGAATATCAAAAAACTTTACTTTTGAATATCTATTTGTAAAGAGTATGAATAAAGTCTACCTTTTTTCTGCCTATGAAACAGATAAAAAAAATCAAGAACATTAAAATAGACCCCGCCGTCCATGAGATACTCAAAAAGTACTGTGAAAAACGAGGATTAAAAATTTATAAGTTTTTAGAAAAATTAATTGTAGAAACCTGTAAAGAGAAGAAAGATATATACGGAGAGGATTAAACCAATAGGTTAATGAATTGAATTGACGACTCTAAATTATTATTGGTTTTAATAACATCAATTCGTAAAATATCGTTAGTTGTTATTTGAATATTTTGAATATTAGAACCATAAAAATCTCCATTGATATATACATCGTATGACCCAACATTAGACGAAGTCCCGAAAGAAAGATTTGCGGTATATGAAACAACATCAGTTAAGGTATTATTCCCAATAATAAATAAATAATTTTCTAAAAATTTATTAGGGTTTTTAGGGTATTTGTTTCTTTTTTTATTATTTCCATTACCGGTTAATTCTGTAAGTAATGTTACTCTCGCAATTGCCGGTTTAACCTCAAATTCTTCTTCGTCAATTAAATAACCTAACATGGTAAAGTCATAATTTTGAACATAATATTTTCTTGAGTCTAAACTCATTTGAGATTCGTCGGAAACATTATTCATAACAATTGGAACATATTGACCTTTGATAAATGTATAAGCTTGTCTTGATGAGAATTTCTGCATAATCACTTTATTCAATTGATTAAGTTCTCTCATTCGATTACATATAATTTTTACACTGTAATTAATATCCACGGGAACTGGTTGAGGTATTGTGTAAATATCCATACCTTGAACATTTCCATTCCAAGTCGGAACCGAGGCGTAATAAAATTGTTTTCTATCCGGAATTGTATATTTCAACGCCGGGTTGGTTCCAAATTTAACTTCGGGACTTCTAACCACTGTGATGAAGGGCGGGGAAGGATTATAATCTAAATCCACAAATAACGCAGTCTCAACATATTGAGACCAGTTTTGTGATGTAATTATAATATCAACCATTGGAACTGTTTTCCCTGCTGTAATAACCTCTAAATCAGTTTTAACAAAATCTAACATCCCTCTATCCAAATCTGCGTGCAACACCGATTTAGGAAGATATGTTCCATCCTCGTTGATGTATTCCAATAGTTGTTCTCTACGAGCAGACAATGTCTTCCGTGGTACTAAAGGTAATGTTGGTATAACTTTTTTTGGTAAGGGCATATTAAATATTTTTTTTTAATTAGTCTTGTAAGTCCCACATACCTCCACCCATGTCGGTTCCTTTTTCTCTAATCGCTTGAGGTACATTAACATTATTACTACCTTTTAAGTTAAGGAATAATAATGAGGGTAAGGTCGAAATACATTCAGGGACTGATGTTAATTGTTCACAATTTATTAATGCCAAAAATTTTAGTTTTGGTAAACTACAAACAGAATCTGGAATACCATTAACACAATTATCTAACATAATCATATTTAACTCTTTAAATCTTCCAATGTCTTCAGGTATAGTAATAATGATATTATTATTAGCGTCTTTGTTTTGAATTTGAAATTCTTTCAAATTTGAAGGTAAGGATTTAAATAAATCTTCTAATCCGTAAAGCCCAATAAATTTACCGATAGCCCCATTAGTAAAACTATCAATAACTAGTTTCTCACCACTGTTTGATGTCACGGAAGACGCAAATTTAGGTTTTAGTTCTTCTTTAACCTTTTTCAACATTGGAGTGTTCAATAATGCAATATCCTCCCCTGATAATCTACTAATATCACTATCTTTAATTGTATCAATTTTTTTCGTAATATAATATTTTAATACTTCAGGTTCTGATGTATTAATCATTCCCGAAGATAAATTCATCCCTAATGCAATATATTTTTTCTTTAAATTTGGTGTTAAATTAGAATACTGAACATCAGATAAATTAGGACTATTATACTCTAACCACATTTCTACTTGTTGAGGATTTTCAAAAGACTCCATTGGATTATTCCCAACTCTTGCGTTTTTAACAATAGAAATTAATTCTCTCTCCTCCTCTGTTAAAGGTTCCGATTTAAAAATACTTTCTAACCCTTCGAGTTTTGGTACTTTTGAAACAATTTCATCCCAAGGTAAATTTGTACTACCTCCATATTTTCCCGAGTTAGATTTATCGGCCATGGATTTTCTCCCATTAGGGTCAACAAGAATTACGGTTGCAAAGTTTAAATCGTCAAAACTCTTGTCTTCGTCAATTACATAATAAAGAGTTCTTTCACTACCCAATCTATAATTGTAATACATATTCCCACTACCTTCACGACTAGTGCACCAACCTCTACCATTCTTTAAACGAATACATTGGTCTTTAGTTTTTGGTGCAAATATTTTTAAGTTGTTTTGGTTATATTTCAAATCAATATCCTCAACATCTTGTTTATCGTTACCAGTTGATTCTTTTTTACCTTCCAAACCATCTAATAAGTGCTCCAACTCAGAAAAAGACATTTTATCAATTCCTTTAGTTTCAAATGGTATTAAATCAAAATTTTCATTGTAATTGTTAATATAAAAAATTATTTGTTCTTTAGTTAAATTAGGGTTTTCCGTTGAAAATTTTTCAATCATTTTTTTATTTAATAATTGATAATAACCTTTGTCAATTAATTTGACTAATTGTAAATAAGTTAATTTATTAATATCTTGATACTCTTTTTGAATCTCAGATTTAATTTCTAAAAACTTTTTAATATATTTGGTTAATGTATTATTTTCAATTCCCTTTTCTTTTTTCTTAAATTGTTTAAAAATATCTGAAATTGTTTTCGCGTATTGTTTTGAATCCAAAAGAGACTTTAATTCATTATAT